TGTAGCATTAGATACTATAGGAGAACCTGTATCAGTATTACCTGTAGTTAGTAAATGATTTTGACCTACAGCGGAAATAGAGACTATAGGTTGACCTGTTGTAGTGTTACTTGTAGTCAATACATGTAACTGACTTACACTAGAAGTAGAAACTGAAGGTTGTCCTGTTGTAGTATTACCTGTAGTTAACTCATGTAACTGACCTATAGTGGAAACAGATACTATAGGAGAACCTGTAGTAGTATTGTTTGCACTTAAGTTCTGTAATTGAACTAAAGAAGAGGTATCTACTATAGGCTGACCTGTAGTAATGTCTATTACATTCGTAACATGTACTTGAGTTATTGCAGTACTCTGAACTACAGGAGCAACAACAACAAAGCTATTTGCACCTATGTAGTTCTCGTTAATAATAGGCTCACTAGCTTGAGTGAGTATTAAACTGCTATTTTCCTGTAGAATCCTGCTTGTCATGCTTAATGACCTCTATTATGCAGGATCAGGTATACCGATAGTAAATGACCCTAGTGAAAAAGTATTACCAGACGAAACAACTTGGCTTGCAGTAAGAGAACCTGTTGCAAGGAGACGGGAGTTAGTTGTATCAACAACTGCATAGTGAGTTGCTGTACCATTGCCAGTTATTGAACCGTCTGATATTGCGGCTACTACTACTTCACGTCCACCACCAGATCGGTCTGTAGGTGAAGCAATAGAAAGACTTGTAGAATTACCTAAAGTATAAGTAGAAGAAGCCTCTGCGTAACTTGTAGCTTCTTGAGATGTCAGGTCAATACGATTAGCTTCTGTGTCTAAGACAGTTAGTCCATTGTCTAGAACTCTGTTGTTTAAAGTTGCCATGTTATTCTTCTACCTCTGGTTCTGGATCTACAGTTACATTCGGATCGTACTCTAGTTCAGCTATATCCATAAGATTCTGTATAACTTCTGGGTGATCTGATACGTTAATATTTGCACCATTAAGATTACGTAAGAACCCTGCAATCTCACGTAAGTCGTGAGGTGCTACATCGCCAGCTTCAATAGTTGGCATTAGGTCATAGTTCAGACCGTTCAACTCCCACAGTCGCTCGACCAACTGTTTGTTGAGAACATCTGTGATCGCTTGGATGTAACTCTCAAGCGCACGAAGGAACAGGTCTGTCTTCGACTTGGATAAGGCGTAAGAACCGCCTTGAGATCCTAGCAGAAGAAACTCGGATAACATTGATCTTGCTATGTCATGCTGATAACGCTTAACGATAGGATCTATGTCTATATTACGTTTACCATTAGAAGCCATAAGTTCTATATCGACTAATCTTTGGTTAGTAGGAGAACCATCTTTGTCTGGGTAGCTATCAGAAGGTAATATTATGTAACCTTGCTCGTTAAACTTAACATCTCTAAGGATCTGTTGTAAATTGTTAACGAAACCTGACTGTGCGGCAGAAGCATCTCCTGATAAGTACTCAGCAGGTATACGAGCTACTGGAATACCAGCTAACTCACGTTCTACTGCAATAGCTTCTATAGCTTGCAGATTATTAAGGTATTCATAAGAAGTATAAGCATTACGAAGAATAGAACGACCAGATGGGTCACCGTTAAGGCTAGTTGTTCTATAGTAAAGAGACTTATTAGTAGGTATATAATTTCTACCATTCTTGTAGCCTATCTCTTGTTCTATACCTAGAACTTCACCAGTCTTACGGTCTACATCAAATCTACTTATAGTCCAAGGCGCACGAGCAGATATCTTACGTACACCAATACGTCCGTCTGTGAACTTAGATTGCTTCTTAGGTGATCTCTCTGTTGGACCTACACGTCTCTTATATATAACTTCATTCCAGCTAAAGCCATACGACAAATTAGAAATAGCTTCTGCTATGTGATCATCAAGAGAATGTTCCATGTCTACTAAGACACTCTCTACAAACTCTTTTTCTTTTATAGCTTCAGCACTATCGTCTACTGCTTTTACGTGTAAGTCTACATCACGTAGTATTTGCTCAACAGCATACATGACAGCACCAATAGTACTATCGTTATCACGCATCTCACGATACTTGCGTATAGCTTTCTTACCTCGAAGTTCAGGTAGGAACTCATCAGCGCGGATTTGACCGTTGTATGTGTTATCACCAGCTACACCTAATGTAGATTTAGCTTTTGATTCTGAGAGTTTCTTTACCATGACAATAATACTTCTATAGTTAACGTGAAAGTCCCTTAACACTAGAATAAGCGAGGGTCAGTTTTGGTTTTGTGTAGCCGTTGAGTGAGAGGTCAGTAATTGCCCATACTAGAGCATCTAATCTATCTGGGGAGCCAATCGACCCTAATGGTTCCCATGTTCGCATTTGTATTTCTAATTCGTTAAGCGAAGCGTCATCTTTAGGGTTTGCAACATGCTTGACCAATCCACGCTCGTAGAGTGCAGATATTGGTTCAGCTCTAGCAAATTTACCTCTAGATGCACGGACAGCTTTGTAAGGTACTGTGTCATCTTCACCGTGTATAGTTGTTTTGACCATATCACCACCTTGATTTACCTCGGCGACAATACGATCAGCTTGATGTAAATGATATAATTCTATTGCTTTAGAAG